AGGAGACTTGTTTGACACCCTAGCTGAGATGCTTATGGGTAACACTTCGGACGTGGACAAGGACGGTAGAATGACGGTTCATGAATACGAAAAAGCTATAGACTTTTTACATGAGCACTTTATAGCTATATATCCTGAAGATGATTTTACATTGGACAATATACTGTCTAAATTTAAACATCTAGTAATGAGATATGGAATAAAAGGATGTTTGTTAGACCCATTTAATCAATTAGACCATGATTTTAAAGGTAAGGACGAGACAACATACATAGGAGATTGTTTAACAAAGATAAGAAGGTTTGAGCAGATAAATGATTTAAAGTTTATCATCATAGCACATCCTAGAAAAATGGATAGAGATGAAAGCGGTGTTCATTACAAGATGCCTACAGCATATGATATTAGCGGTAGTCAAAACTGGTTTAACAAAGCTGACAATGTTGTTTGTTTACATAGAGTAAATCCGATGGATGTGTTTGACACCTCTGTTAAATTTAATGTGCAAAAGGTAAAGTTTCAAAAACTAGTTGGTATACCTGGAGAAGCCGTATTAAAATACGACAGAAGGTCTGGTAGGTTTTTAGATGAAATGAACTCATGTCCTTTAGATAATGTAAGTCATACTTATTCGCAATATAATGAAGTTTACGAATAATGAAAAAGAAAATATATATGATTACTACCAAATAGTAAATTATAATAAGGGTAGAAGAATGGTAAGTAAAAATAAAAATGATTTTTATGTTGACAATGTGTTTACAGAAAATACTGTTAAAGGTATTCAAAACTGTGAAAACTGTATGAGAAGAATAAGGATGCAGATAAAAAAAAATAAAGAATTAGAAATAACTATAGATGAAATAATAGAGAGTAAATTTATATCCATGAGTAATGACGTACACTAATTTTAAAAGAGATTTGGTTATTGGCGAGGATGGTGAGGTTGATGTTTCTGTGTTTTTAACTGACCACGGATTTAGTGAAATATCTTTTAACAAAGATAAGTTTTGGGACGTTAGAGGTAGAAGTCCAAAGACGGGAATGTTAACTGACTTTGAGATAAAGACAGATATATATTGTAAATGTAAAAATACAGACACAGGTAATATAGCTGTAGAAATAAGATACAGAGACAATCCAAGTGGGATTTCATCTAGTACAGCAGACTACTTTGTTTATTATTTTATACATTTTAAAAAGAATAATTTATGGT